CTTCATATTCTTTTAATGCTTCTTCTAAAGACATTTTAGAATCTACTCTTGGAGTTTGAAAATCAGTATCCAAATCAGAAAAGTCTTGTGCAATTTGTTTATCCATTTCAGATTGTTTGACAATAGATCTTGCTTGTCGTTCTTCAGGTGTTAATGCAAAGATATCTTTCATGCCACCGATTGCATCAGTGCCAATTAGATTTCTCTCAAGAGTTTCCATAACTGTTTTACCACCTTTCAAGTCATTATACATTCCTGAAATAATTAAAGGTGTTGCAACGATACCTAAACTTTTTAATGCTGCAGTAAAATATCTTTTCTTTGCAAAATCATCTGGTAGTGATTTTAATCCTTCTTTGATTTCTTCTAATCCTGGAATTATAACT